AGAGCTCCGTTGACAACTGCAATGGAAGGTGATTTCGACACTGGCAACGTAAGATACAAAGCTAGAGAAAGATACTCGTTTGGAGTATCAGACCCTAGAGGTATCTTCGGTGTAGAAGGTGCGTAATAACTAATTTTTGTGGCGGAACACAGTTCCGCCACAATTAATAAATAGAAAGGAAAAATGCTTCCAAAACAATTTAGAGTGCAAATATCTGCATATCGACATTACGCCGATTTTATTATTGAATGTATAGAGGCTCCATTAGACATAGAAAACGCAATCATTGACAAACTAGGAAAAGGTGATATAAAATGGGAGTATCTTGGAGAAATGCAAGATCCAAGATGTAATAGAATAACCTACGAGGAGGTTATTAATGGAGGCGATAATGCAACAACTAGAAAACCTATACTCTCAAAAGAGAGTGTTGGATCTAAAATGGGAGCAGGAGCATCTGAAAGAGGGTAGATATACTCTCAACATGGTTAAGATTGATAGAAAAGTTAGAGAAGTTCTTAGCCACATACGAGCAGCTGAAGCAGATAAAGCTCATATGAAAAATAAAATAGAAGATGCAGCACCTCAAGTTTCTGTAGCTACTTAATAAAAAAGCTACATCGTTGAATAAATTCAATTCACACTACAGGCTCTCTTGCGCTCTACTCAAATCTAGTATATAATTTTATCACTATACATTAAATTGAATATCGACGCGTATAGTCGACGGCCTAGAGACGATATTCAAATAACTAGGAGGATAACATTATGGCAAACACTACGTTTTCAGGACCAGTCATTTCTAAAAATGGCTTTACAAGTACAGGTCCTGGTATGACTGTTAGCTTAACAGCTGACACGACTTTAACAGTCGCTACACACGCAGGTAGAATATTACTTTGCAACGATGCTGATGGTAAATTTACTTTACCAAGTATCAATATAGATAGTAATGGAGCTACTGCAGGCGATAACGACGTTAACAATCTAAACAATATAGGTGCAACTTTCACATTCTTTGTTGAAACAGCTGCAACTGATATGGACATCAAAACAGATGGTACTGATAAATTTAAAGGTGCTATCATGATTGGTGTTGACGATGGTTCGAAAAAAGCTTTCGTACCAGGCGCATCTAACGATGTTATTACTATGAATGGTTCTACAAAAGGTGGAATCGTTGGTAGCGTAGTATCTTTCACAGCGATTGATACTGCTACATACATGGTTCACAATTCTTTATTGATTGGATCAGGTACAATAGTAACACCATACGCAGACGCGTAATAAATTAACTCGGGACGCCTGGTAATGCAGGCGTCCTTTAAAAGGAGGACAAAACATGGCAGCAGACACAGTATTAAATACAACTGTATTTGACGGATCAAAAAAACTTATCACTCACTACAATGTGGTTTCGGGTGATGGAGAAGGAAGCACAACTAAAATAGTTGATGTTTCTGGATTAAATTCAAACAACGGTAAAACTTGCAAAACTGTAAGACTTAACAAAGTTAGTTTTAACGTTTCTGTAACAGCACCAGTAGATGCAATTAGAATGCAATGGGATGCAACAACAGATGTTGTATTTCAAACTTTAGCAGGTGAAATGGAATATGACTATTCATCTTTTGGTGGATTAAAAAACACTAGTGCTAGTGGATTCACTGGTGATGTAAATGTTGTTTTACCAGCTTGCGCCGCAGGAGATACAGGTACAATTGTTTGTGAGTGGATTAAAGTTTACGAATCGTAGGAGTTTAAATGGCTAATACTACTTCGGGAACAACAACGTTTGATAAAACTTTTGCTATTGATGAAATAATAGAAGAAGCTTTTGAGCGTATTGGTCAGCAAAATGTTGCTGGTTATCAACTTAAATCTGCAAGAAGAACTTTAAATATATTGTTTCAGGAATGGGGCAATAGAGGTATTCACTATTGGGAAATAGATGAACTTAATTTAGATTTAATTGAAGGACAATCAGACTATGATTTTTTTAGATCTAGTGATGATGGTACAAGTGCAACATCTACTCCAAACGGAATATATGGAATGTCCGATGTCCTTGAAGCACAATTAAGGTCTAATAGAACTCAAACAACACAATCAGATTCACCGATGACTAAAGTAGATAGATCTACTTATGCAGGTTTTTCTAATAAACTATCTAAAGGCACACCTAATCAATATTGGATAGAAAGATTTATTGATAAAGTTAGAGTGCATGTTTATCCAACACCTGATTCTACAAACGCATCTAAAGATATGCATTTCTATTACATAAAAAGAATACAAGATGTAGGTGATTATACAAATGCAACCGATGTTCCATTTAGATTTGTACCTTGTATGGTATCAGGGTTAGCATATTATTTATCTATGAAGTATCAACCAAATTTAATTCAACAAACAAAACTAGTTTACGAGGATGAGTTTGCAAGAGCATTGGCAGAAGATGGTTCTGCATCTAGCACACACATTACTCCTAAAGCATATTACCCAGGATCATAATGGCAAAATATTCAACAGGTAAATACGCAAAAGCAATATCAGATAGATCTGGTATGGAATTTCCATACAAAGAAATGGTTAGAGAATGGAATGGTTCTTTTGTACACGTGTCAGAGTTTGAACCAAAGCAACCACAATTAGAACCAAAGCCGATGAATGGTGATGCAATATCTTTACGACATGTTAGACCCGATAGAGTAGAAACATCTGTGCCTAATTTATTACCACCAAACCCATTTACTATTACAAATTCATCAACTACGGTATCTGTAAATGAGCCAAATCATGGTAGATCAACAAGTGATACTGTTAGATTTAGAGATGCTTCTAACGTTGCAAATTTACCAGCGGCAACAATTAATGCAGCTGCAGGGTATACAATTACTAAAATAAATGATAATACTTATACTTTCAATTCTGGAGTTACAGCTTCAGTAACATTAGAAGGAGGAGGTGACATAGCCTCAGCAGGGCCAGTTACAGTTACAGCATGATTAAAAAATTAAAAAATTTTATTTGCAAATTATTTGGTATTAAACAATGTGCGTGTGTGCCTGTTTATAAAGACGAAGAAACTGCAAAACAAAAAAAGATACGTCTAAAACATAAAGCTGATATTGACAGAATAGGAGAAGAGTAATGGCTGGATTAAGTGCATCAGGATTAAAAACACAAATTAGAAGTTATACTGAAACAGATTCTAATGTATTAACAGACACTGTTTTAGAAAATATTATTTTAAATGCACAATATAGAATATTTAGAGATGTTCCTGTTGACGCAGATAGAAAACAACAATTGGGTAACTTAGTTGCTGGACAGGAGTCTATAAATGCTCCAGCAGGAAGTTTATTTGTTAGAGGTATACAAGTATATAGCACAGCAGGATCAGAAACTACGGGAGCTAACAGATGGCTAGAGAAAAAAGACTACACATACCTACAAGAGTATCAAGATGTAACAGGCACATCAGCAGCTCAAGGTCAGCCTAAATACTATGCCATGTTTGGTGGAGGCACAGGTGAGTCTGATACAACATCAGGACGTATAGCTTTTGCTCCAGTTCCTAATACAACTTATAGATTTAGAGTGCATTTTAATAAAATGCCCGATCTTTTAGAAGGTAGTGGAACTAATTATATTAGTATGAATTTTTCAAATGGCCTGTTATATTGCTGTTTATCAGAGGCATATGGGTTTTTAAAAGGTCCAATGGATATGTTGACTTTATACGAAAATAAATATAAACAAGAGGTACAGAAGTTTGCTAGTGAGCAAGTTGGTAGAAGACGAAGAGATGACTATACCGATGGAACCGTTAGAATACCAATACCCTCACCAAACCCGTAGGAGATAAATTATGGCAATAACATCAGCAATATGTTCAAGTTTTAAACAAGAACTTTTACAAGGTAAACACAGTTTTGAATCTTCAGGTGGACACACTTTTAAATTAGCATTATTCGATAGTGATGCTTCTTTAGGAGCTGCAACAACAGATTATTCAACTTCTGAAGAAATCACAAATACATCTGGAACAGCTTACACAGCAGGTGGTGCAACTCTTACAAACTCTGGAGTTTCTTTATCTTCAACAACAGCATTTACAGATTTTTCTGATGTAACTTATTCATCAGCTTCTTTTACTGCAAATGGTGCAATACTTTATAACACGACAACTAACGGTGGTTCAGGCACAACTGACGCTGTTTGTGTAATTGCATTTGGCGGTGACAAAACAGCAAGTAATGGAACTTTTAAAATCGAGTTTCCAGCAGCAGCAGCTACAACAGCAATCATCAGACTAGCTTAGGAGGTCGACCATGTCGACTACTTCAGGATGGGGCAGGTTTACCTGGGGCCAAGCGTATTGGAACGCAGACACA